TTTGTATTATTGCTATTAGATACATCTGCGAATGGGATAAGGTCAGTAGTAACTGGAGTAGTAGTTGTCGCATCAGCAATAAAATTTGCGTCAATTTGGCTGAATTGTATATTAGGAGTATTTACCCATTTTGACCCATCCCATTTAATAAGGTCATTTGTTGTAAGTCCTGTAAATGTTGCATCTAATGTTCCTGATACATCGCCTACAGCGTAGTTTACCATCTCTGTTGCCGACGCGTCCCATCCTAGTAGATTGCTTGCAACAGGATTTGGGATTGTAACTCCTGTAACTGTACTATCTTCTCGCAGGTTAACTGTTTTATTGATATCGCGCCGCAACTGTTGATCAATACGCGTTAATCTGTCTAATTGCTTATTAAGCTCTTCAGATTGAAATCCACCAAGCAGTGAAAAGTTTGTAGACCTAGTTTCTGTAAAATTTGAAATACATGTATATTTTTCGCCCGCAACAGCTGGTGTTACAAGGTTAATAACGCCGCCACCATCAACACCAATAGATCCTCCTGGGACAGTATAGTGTGTTGGGTTTACAAGCTCTGTTAAAGTATTGTCAACAGCAGTCTTTAATACACGTATATCTGTTGATTCTTCGATGCGAAAATCAAAGTCAATCGTTGTTTCGCCTCCAGTAGCAAGCGTCTGTTTAAAACCGTCATTTATAGAAACACTCATAGCAACCTCGTATGTTAAAATATTGTATCAAATTAAATTAAAAAAACAAAGATTATCTTTTTTCAGGTAAATTAAAAGCGTCCCCGATACCTTCGGTTATACCGTCAAATAAATACCTAATGCCAATAGCGTTTTGAAATGGAATATGTCTGCGAAGTTTATTTAAATCGCCTTGTGTCATATTCCCATGAGATGCTACGGATTGAACAAGCTCTCCAGCATCCTGCACTATACCAGCTGTTGGACCTAAAAATGTCTCAAGATGGTTTCTGTTAATGTATCTTGTTGCAGGTTTTGCGCCGATAAGCGGACGTATACCAACTTTTCCGCCTGTTAGTTTTTCCGTAATATTATTGACCTCACCAAATAATCCAAGAATACCAGATCTATCTATACCCTCTGTAATCCAGTCTCTAGGGTCATCAGATATATCTCTTCCAGCAATAGCGGCTTTTGCGGCATATGAAAGCCCTCCAAGCGCAACCATTGTAGAAAGTCCCATTACAAGACGTTTATCCCCAAGTGTAAGCCTTTGCGCCGAACGTGTTAAGATTTTATTTGTTGCGGAAAACATAAAGCTTTTGAACTGTAGAATAGCCGATACAGTCCCGCCCTTTTTGATTGTTTTTGGTATTTCAGAACCCGGCTTAATAATAATAGCATCAACCTTTTTTGCGATAGCTATACGCATACGGTTTTGGACATCTGCAACGGATGGATTGTCTATGTCCCAAGATCGCATGTTAGGCACTAAAAGGCCGCCGTCATTTTTGCCATATTTATTATATTGGTCAGCGATAATCATAAGATCATTATCATCAAGGAAACTTGCAGATATTTCAGCGCGTTCTAGTTTTGATAGCTTTTTCCCGCTTGCAACCTTATTTGCCATAGTTACAATTCTGTCTTGTTCTAGAACTCCAGTAAGTGGGCGTAATGCATCAAGCCAAGTATTCATCAGAGAGATCTTTTGCATAGCAGCAGAGGCGTAATTAAGACCACCCTCTACCTTATTTGAAACAGGCGCAAAAACGTCAGCATCATAAATAGAGGCGAATCTATCGTTCATCACATTTTCAATACCAACAACAAATTTCTTTTGCTCTTCAAGGCTCATATCTAGTACAGCGCTTCTAAACTTTGGTATAAATGCCTTATGAAGATTACCGAATGTTTTCTTCATCCCATATTCTGAAACAATGGCCCCGATATCAGCGGATGATGAAATTGTCATCTCTCCCATAAGAGAAAGATAGTTGCTTTGCTTTGCCATGCGTAGGGCTGTTGGAACAGCTTTGTAGTAGTCATCTCTGTTTTGGTACGTACCGCGCAAGATAGAAATACTATCCCTTAAATCTTCAAGATCTTGGGCTTTTTTCTTTTCCAGTAAAACGCGCTCTTTTGGTGTTTTTGCGTTATCAATCAACTTTCTATAATCGTCCGTAATATCATTTAAGAATGATTCTGCGTTTAAAGTACCAAACTTTCTATACATTAACAGATCAGGAACAACCGATCTTGTGACGGACGCGGATATAGCTGTAGGATCGCTAATTAAAAAATCTTCAAGTTTATAAGATTTCCCATTGTATTCCCATTCATACGTATCTGGCATTTGCAGTTTACGTTCTTTTGTACCGCGCATACCAACTTGGCGAGCAGGAGAAGTGCCGCGCGCCCTATCTGCTATTTCGTCGTAATCAATAACGCCGAGTGGGCTTCCTTTAATACGCTCAATTGTTACAAGAGAATTTGTATATAATTCCTCATCAATAGCTTTAGATGAATAATCTAACTTATTGATTTCTTGTTGTTTATCAGATAACTGCTTTTGAAGTGTTTCTAATAAATCTTTATCTTTCCTTTTGCGTACGTTTTTTATTTCTTTCTTTAGCACTTCAACATCATTACGAAGTGCGCCTAGCTTAACAATGTCAGCGTCTCTTTGCTCCTTAAAATACTTTAATAGACCAGCCTTTAGAGGTTCAGGATCACTAACAATCTTTTGTTTATTATAGATACGTTTAAACCAGCTATCAGCTGTCCCTTTTAAATCTGGGACATCAGCATAAACTTTTGCCTCAAGCGTTTCATCCAGCAATTGGTTAAAGTATTTTCTATTCGCTGTTGCTGCCTTTTCGATAAAAGAATTTGCGTCAACAAAATCAGTAAATTCAGAAACATCATCCCTACGCATAGCTTTACCTACACGGTCATAGAACTGCTGGCGCGTTAAAATACCGGATTTATTTGAAATTCCAGTTAAATCTTTTATGTCATTAGATGCCCAATTACCAGTCTTGCCAGTAATAGATTTTCTATATTCAAGATATGCGTCACGTGTCAATGCTCTTGCATTGCTTTCCATCGCAAAATATGGCCTACGCTCTGCCTCAAGAGGAACATAGCTCGTTATTCCCTCAACGTTACCTTTTGTTAATAAAGCTGTTTCATTTATCTGTGCGTTAAGGTTTCTGACTGCCTGTGATGGGCTATTTTGCATACGTGTTGACGGGCTTAAAAATGCCGTAGCACGTCCTACGCCAAAACTAGATAATGGTTCTAGTGCTTCTTTGCTTAAAACAACCTTCTTTTCAACCTGTGCAGCGGATGCGGAGCTTGATCCAAATCCATTTAAATCATCTGTGCTTTGCTTTGCAAGGTATTCAAACCCTTTTGAAAAATCATCTTTGACTTTAGGATCCAAAGAAGACATAGCAATAGGACCAAGAACGCCAGATAAAACGGTAGCGGCCCCGATTGAAAACATAGCGTCCGATTCGTTAAAATTCGGATCCACCTGTGATAAGACGACTTCTTGCGCGGCCTGTCCAGCCCCCCCTATTGCTCCGGCTGTTGCGACTTTATTAGATAAACTTGCGCTGCTTCCAAGAACTTTAGATGATGCCCCAACAATAGGAATGAAGTTAACAGGGTCAGCCAGCCCCCACATAAATTGATAAGCAAGCCCCTCTGCGCCGCCTTCAGCAAGCATACGTTCGTTTTCTATAGACTGCTCAACAATAGATTTCTTACTGTAATATTCATCCCTTGATTGTGCGTCATCTAGATATGATGACCACCCTATTAGGTTATCACGCATAATATCGTCATACACATCGTAATCAGGGTCAGCTGCATATTCAGGACCGAAAAACCTATCATACCCAGCCATTGTCATTTTACCAAGAAAGCTCTCGCCAAAAGCCGCCGTAGAAAGGCCATAATCATATTTTGGCTCTTTCTTTACTGGCTCTTGTGAAAAAGAACGATCCGATAATATTTCTTTCAAATATTCTTCTTCAGTCCTAATCGGCATTAGCAATTAACCTT